TCTGAATAACGTCCCCTGCACTTACAGTGTTAAATACTGAAGCAGTTTGAGATGATTCATCTACTTTTGCACCGTCTGATTTCCAACCAACAACTTTGCCTCCGTAAGCAAGACTACCACTAGCAGTGTTATCGTAGGTGTCACCATAGCTATCGTAGTCTACAACACCATATACACCGTATGTGCTATTTCCTGTTCCATTATACACAGCAAGAACATCAATTTCGTAGTACCACTTTCCAGAAGATACAAAACCTCTACTGGGCGTACCAACATCACCACCCGTATTATTATTAATTTTTGTGTTGCCAAATTCAGGGTCTGTCTCAGTTGATCCAGTTTCAAACTCGCCATCCCAGAAACCTAAACTGTTGCGAGTTGGCGTATCGTAAGAAAGGTTTCCGCCACCCAAAAAGTCCCAAGTTCCTTCTTCGGTAAAGTTATTTCCGTTACCGGAGGAATCTAGGCCGTATTGGTTTTGGGTTGTAGAACTGTATGTAATTGAATGTACATCCGACCAAGTGTAGCTAGTTCCGTCACCTGAGTTTCCTAGAAAGAAACCACCAGCAGACGTTGTGCTTGGCGTGGAAGAATACTTATGATCTATTCGACCATTTAGGGAACCATAAAGTTGAGAACCTCTTCGATGGACGCCCACCTTTCTTTGAAATTCCCAAGATTTATTTGGCCTTTCAGCTTCACGAGTACCGCTTAACAATAACCATCCGCTGGAACTTCCAGTAGAGTTGCCGTTACGACCATATACGCCAGCCGAAGCCGTAGTACTTGGAGTACCTGCGTTAGTGTTTGTTCCAGAATTATACCAACCTAAGAAAGGTGCATTTGGAGATGCTGCCGCAGATAATGTTCCGTAAAAATCAAAATCTGTCGAACTGGGTATAAAGGAAGTTCCTGTGTTGATATTTCTATCAGCCGTACCGCCGGTAAAGTCGTATGCAGTGTCGCCAGTACCCCAAGACCCCATTGAGCCATTTACAAACTGAGTAGCATTCATGTTGGTTGTAGTGGCACCAGAAGTTGATTCTTTACCGCTTCCAAAATCAAGATAAAATCCGTTCGTACCAAACGTCAGCCCACTGGCGTCTTTCGGAATCCATTTATTTGTTGATGCGTCTAGCTGACCAAAGCTATCTGGGCCTAAGGATTGGCCGTCGATCATTATGACTTCAGCTAAATACCCATCAAACGATCCAGTGGCGGCACCGGCGGCTCCGACATATTGCGCCACATTTTTTGTAAAGCCGGTGAAGGTTGCGCCAGATGACGGATAAGTAGCAGTATCAAATGCTGTTATACGCACGCCGTTTAAATAAAGCTTATACCTGTCCCCGCTTGTCGCATCATTTGTATCGACTGCAAGAACAAGGTGATACCAAGCTGACGGATCACGCAAAACCTGCGTCGTAACAAGAACATTTACGTTTGCTTTTCTGAAATAAATTTTTCCATCGCCAGAATTAAAACGTATTTCATCAAGCGTTGCACCGCTGCCGCCATATCCAGCAATTAAAGCACCGTTATTAGACAAGTCACCACGTTTGAACCACATCGAAATGGTAAAGGTGGTCTGGCTAGACGCATCGGCTCCCGGCGTCCACGTTAGAGACGGCGAATCGTTGTCATTAAAGATAACACTATTAGGCACAGAGTAAGTTTCAGTAATAGGCTGGAACTGACCAACACGTTGTCCGCCGCCGTTGCCTTCATAGAGGACAGTGTTGAAGTACTTCTCAGGTAGGGCAATGGTTGGGTCGTCTAGGTTGGCGGTGCTTAATTTCGAAAAACCTGTCGGCTGCGTATATGTAAAAGCAGCCTGACCAGCATTTATTCTTGCGCCACTGGTACCGTCAAATTGGTGAAAATGCAGAGTAAAATTATTGTCTAGCCCTGTTCGCGCAGCATTAGTAGTTGTTCCAGCTTCAATTTCTGAAATAGTAGCACTATTTTGCCACGTCCCATTTTTGCTAAACCAGACAGCCCCGTTATCTAGATCAAGAGCCATTCCGATGATGTCGCCGTTTGCGTAACTGTCACCATAAGCAGGATTGGTGGTTGCAAGAAAAATAGCGCCAGTCGTTCCATAGTAGGAGCAAACGTCTCTATCTCCGCCATATTGGTCTAAACCGCTAGATGCGCTATTATCGACCATATCGCTACTGGCTACGACAGACTCTGAAACTATACCAACCATACAGTTAGCGCCTGATCCTATAATCTCCCATTCAACATACCATTTGCCCGAAGATTGAAAGATAGTACCCGCACGACCATTATCGCCACCCGCAGTGAAATCTAAGTTTCCGTTTGAGAAAGTCCCCGTGCTGCCTCCTCCCGGATTCACTAAAGGATTCCAAGTGATAAAATTATCAGTCGGCGTATCCGGCATCTGATCCGCCGCAGTCAAGCCACTACTGGTAAAGTCGTTGCCGTTGCCGCTGTCGTCAGCACCTAGATCAGCACTGTCAGCGCCTGTGATGTAATAGCCGTTTATTCCATAAGAGCCAGTGTAACTCACCGGCACCCACTGGCCGGTGTCGCTATTGGTTTCACCGAAGCTGGTTGGGTCTAGTGCTTGGCCGTCTACAAAGTTAATTTCGGCTAGATAGCCGTCAAGAAATTGTGAATTACCTCCTTCTCGACCAACCTGAATTGCCTCACCAGCACCACCCGTGTTGAAGTTTGTGACATATCCAGATGACGGGTTTGTTTGCAGACTGAAATCAGTGATCCTTGATCCGTTGTGATAGATTTTAATTCTTTCACTAGCAGTAGCGTTATTCGTGTCAAAGGCGACTACAAAATGACTCCACGCCGAAACGTCCCGAAAAACTTGACTTGTAATTATGTCGTAGGCACTGCTTGCTTGGAAAACTCGAAACTGGTCGTCAGAGTCAAACCGTATGCCCTCATAGGTCGAGCCGCTTGCATCGCCGCCGTAGATACAGACTTGCGTAGCGCCTAATTTGCAACGCTTTACCCAAAATGAAAAAGTGCAATCAGTGCCGCTCGTCGGTGATCCGCTGTAACCAGACCATTCTAAATAAGCAGAATCATCATCATTAAACCGGATCGACTGGTTGATGCTGTAATCGCCACCAGCACCTGCTGCACCTAAAAGAAGATTGTTATTAAATACCATTTTTATTTTATATCCAATGTTGCTATAGCTTGAACCGCAGTAGAAGTATACACTATATAATCTACTCTATCAACTGCTGAAATTGCGGTACTTAATGTTGGAGCAGTACCAGCAGGAAACTTCCAGTTACCTCCATAAGATAATGTTCTACCCCCTGTTCCATCTTGTATAATAAGTATTGATCCTGTTTGTCCTGCTACACAGTTCGTTGGACTTTCTAATGTTCTGTTACCTGCTAATTGCACAGCAAAGTTTTGACCTGCATTAAAGTCAACTGCAATGCTTGTACCATCTGTAAGACTTACAATATCAGCTACTGCTGCAGTTCCAATATGAAGTTGTTTACCTAATAAAGTATCTACGCCAATTGCTACTGCACTAACATAAAAGTCTGTACCACTAACTGTTCCTGTAAGCGTACCACCTGCAAGAGGAAGATGATTAGCAATACTTGTAGCCATTGTAGAAGATACATTAGCAATACTTGTAGCTAGTGTAGCAGATAAAGCTACTGCATAATCACTTACTGAAGTTACACGGCTAGATACTGAAGCTAATTCAGCATCTGTAGCAAAGCCTGTGCCATCTCCTATAATAACATTAATACTTGTAATAGCAGCAGCATTAACGCTTGTTAGCGCAGAAACTCCTGCCACAACAGTATTAATTGATGTAATGGCTGCAGCATTAACTGATGTTAGGGCTGAAACACCTGCAACAACTGTATTAATGCTTGTAATGGCGTTAGCATTTGTTGTAATATTTGTATTACTATTTCCAATGCTTGTAGCTAATGTAGCTGAAAGTGCTACTGCATAATCACTAACAGATGTAATTCTTGTATTAGCTGTTCCAATACTTGTAGCCATAGTAGCAGATAAAGCTACTGCAAAGTCACTTACAGAAGTAATTCGTGTATTAGCTGTATCAATACTAGTGGCTAATGCAAGAGATGTAGCAGCTAGTTCTGCTGATGTTGCAAAGTTGCTTCCATCACCAATAATACTATTAATAGAAGTAATTGCTGCTGCATTAACAGAAGTTACTGCAGATACATTTCCAACTACAGTATTAATTGAAGTAATCGAATCAAGATTTGTCTGTGTTAGTGCAGAAACTGCAGCTACTTCAGTAACTGTAGCAGCAGATACTCCAGCAATTAGAAGTTCATCTGTATCAATATTAGTAGCTGAAACAATGCCAAATAAAGCTGATCCTGTTACTGCTAATGCAGTGCTTACAGATACTGTACCAAAGTTTTGATTTGCACTTACAGCTATAGTACCGCTACTATTTACAGTACTTGTAACACCAGCATTTATATATAATGCAATACCAGTACCAGCTTCTAAAGTTTTTACTGTACCACCTTCTGCAGATGGAACATTAACAAGTCCTGAACCATCACCAACAAAGAATGCTGCACTAACTACATCATTAAATGTTGCGTCTGTTGCTGATATTTTATTAGCATTAATTGTACCAGTAACGCTTAGTGATGCAGGACTAAACTCACCAGCAATAACTAGATTACCGCCTACTGAAACATTTGAACTAAAGTCACCAGTTGTACCTGCAAAAGTACCACCAGTAAATGTATTAGCTGTTACACCTGAAACACTGACACTTGTTGCTGCGCCAGCACTTACAATCTGTCCTACACTATTTACTTCTATATTAGTTGCTGGACCATAGGAAGCTGAAGTAACTCCAGTAGTATTAAGAGCAATAGTAGGATTGCCTTCAGTGCCATCAGCATTAGTGATTGAAACACCCGTCCCACCAGTGATTGTTCTGCCATATACATTGCCTCCACTTACAGCTACAATGCCTGTAGCACCTGTTAGGTCTGCTACTGCATTAAGAGTTGAAGCATTAGCTGTAAGTGTTACTCCGCTTAGTTGAAATGTTCCATTAATATTTACAGCACTTTGACTAAGTTGTAAAGGTGAATTATTACCTTGACCATCTTGTACAGATTGTACTGTACCAGTTAGTCCAGTATTGCCACTGCCAACTTGTAAAAGTTGCTTATATGTATTAGCAATTTGTGTTCCAGTAAGTGTAGCCATTATATACTATTCCAATAGTTGTCAGTGTCTTCCCAAATTAGTGCAGCATCTTCCCAATCAGTTCCTCGTTCAGCATTTAGTTCTGGGCGTGGATTACGAATTGCTGGGTTGTCCCTTACATCGGGAGTTTTATTTTGTGGATGGTTCTTTAGATCATAAGCACCATCGTAGTCTGTTGGGCAAACTAGCATTCCGTAGCTGTTCATTTTTAGTACCCTGTGAGGATACCGAAAACCGCACGTATCGCATATTGCTAATGCTCTTTTAGTGCTTGCCATAATTCTTAAACTCTATTTAAGTTTGGTACTATTCGTAGACTTGCTCTTTCTTTATCTTCATCCATTGCACGTGCTAGACGTTCTTCATATTCAGCTTTAAGAAACTGAATACGTCCACCTTCTACACCGGGACGTTTCATTGACATAAAGTAAGATAGTCCTGCAGTAAGGCAGGGATAAAAACGTCTAGAAATATCTGCAGTCTGTACAGCAGATTTGTTTACATCTTGAGTATACCGCACTTGTTCAATTTTTAAAAGGTCTGTTGTATTCTCAGGAATAGGCCAGAGATACATTGTTGGATTATCTCTATCACGTCGTATAGCATACTGTGATGGACGACCTGTTTGACCTTTACGTGGAATTTTTAGATATTCTTCCATTGTAATACGTTCTAGTTGAAGATCAGTATCGTCACGATTGACAACAACTTCAAGAACATCTACAGTGCTGGAAGCTAGTGCATAAGCTGTTACACTTGTAGATACAGAAACTGTAGTTGTATTAGCAGTCCAAAGCAGTACACCACGATTCTGCCAATCCTGTAGCAGTAGATTAATTGAACGACGAGCAGACTTAGGATCGTGTCCTAGTGTCTGCTCACCACCAATCATCTCCATTGCTTCTTGAATAACTTCGTCAATATCCATTGAGAAGTTATATGTACCGCTAGTAGTCATTACTTAGCCTTTCTTTTAGCAACCTTTTTAATCTTCTTCTTTTTCTTTTTCTTATAAGGTGGTTTAGTAACTTGTTGTGATATATTAGAACGACCTATAGCCATTAACACCTCCACCGCTTACGTGCTTGACGCAAACGGCTGTTAGGATTTTTAGCAGCTTTAGGAAACTTTTTCATTTGTCCTGCTGATCGTGCACAATATGACT